TGCGCGGCCAGGTGGGCGCGGCCACATTCGTCGGCGATTGGTGGGATCGCTACGAGTACATGCTGGCCAGCGCCAAGGCCCGGGGTCTGTACTGGGTGCTGACGGTGCAGAGCTACAACCTGTTCCGCGATCTGAACGGCCAGGTCAGCCGCTACGACTACACCAGCGCCACCAACTCCAAGCAGCGCATCTTCACCGAGCAGGAGGTGCGCGACAACTGGACGCTGGGCGTCCGCAAGCTTTGGGATCGCGTGAACCCGTACACCGGCATCCGCATCCTGGACGATCCGGCGCTGCTGATCCTGGAGATCTACAACGAGTCGTCGGCTCAGTTCTGCGGCGAAAAGGAAGTGCCCCCGACGTGGCTGACGCGCACGCCCGGCAGCACGGCTGCGGCGCAGACCTGGGGCGAATGGCTGCAGGACACCAGCAAGGCGCATGGCTATGCCAACCTGGCCGCGCTCAACGCATCGTGGGGCACTGCGCACGCCAGCTATGCCGCAGCCGCTGCGCAGACGCCCACGCTGCTGGAGCTGTCGGTGGTGGCGCAGACCCAGCACACCATTGATTGGGTTCTCTACACGGTCTATCTCGAAACCAACCTGGCCGCGTTCTACACCTCGGCGCTGGATTCGATGGGCTACACCGGCATCCGCAGCCTGCACACCATGTATCCCAGCATGGGCGAAATTCGCAGCCTGCAGGAGTTGAGCAACGTCAACCACGTCAGCAACTGGCACAACTACGACAACCTGGCCAACGGCCGCACGCCGCCCATTGACCTGCAGCGCGCTGAGACGCCGCTGTGGGAATACGAGTACCCGGCGCTGATGCACTTGTGGGCAGGCGGATCGCTGCCGCTGTGGCCGGGCGAGGGTGGCTCGGTGACCTGGTGCACCTGGCGCGAGGGCTGGCCGCTGGTGGCCGCTGCCAATGCCTCTGCGGGTGGCGTCTGCATGACGAACTTCATCGAAGGCGACCCGTTCACCAGCAGCTACTTCAACGACACTACGCCGCACGGCGACCGCATCCGCATCCTCGACAACTTCGCCGGCCCGGGTGGGCACATGCGGGACTTCGTGCGCGTGGCGCTGGCTGCGATCCAGCTTCGCGGTGACGTGTCCGAGCTGAGCGAAACCGGCGCGGTGTCCATCCCGCTGAATGACCGCTACTTCGGCGTCTCGCCGCGCAACACCGGCCGCATCAAGCGCTTCCTGGAGGGGCTGTACCTGCCCCTGTACCCGCTGAGCGGCGTGGTCAAGACCAGGCTGAACTACACCAGCGACACCAGCGACGACAGTCTGGTCAGTACCTGGTATCCCAAGACCTGGTTCACGATGCTCAGCGAGGCCGTGGCAGCGGGTGCCATCACGGTGGCGCACCCGTCCTACGTCAGTGCCAACACAAACCGCGGCACCGTCACGGCCATCGCCACCACCGGCACAGTGGGCGGGCTGGTGGCCAGCTTGACGCAGCCTGTTTTGACGCTCAGCGCCGCGCACACGATGGCGGACAACGACGTCATCCACCTGCAGAACATCAGCGGCACGGCGGGCAACAACTTCCGCCATGCGCGCACCCGCGTGAAGGTTGGCACCGGCAACAACGTGCGCGCCGAGTCGGGGCTGAATCTGACGGGGTACACCGGGTACGCCACGGCCGACTGGTGCGAAGGCGCCAACGTGCTGCAGAGCGCGCACGGTGAATGGGGCTGGAGCCGGCGCGACAAGCTGGGCTGGATCAACACCGCCCGGCTCAAGTTCTTCTCCTGCACCAGCGGCGTCAGCCTGCCGAAGACTTACGGCTTCATGAGCGTCGAGGCGCTGACGGCCGATTGCAGCGTGCTGGCATGCAGTGCCGATGGCGCCAACCTCGCCGCAGCCAAGCGGATCATCCTGGGCCTGTGCGGCGTGGCCGAAAACACCGGCCAGGCCTTCAGCGACTCCACCCGCGAGGTCTGCACGACGGTGGGCGACTACCCCATCCTGCAGCGCGACGCCACAGCCCAGCTGCTGCTGTTCATGTCCGGCGGCACGGACTGGCAGCTTTACCGACTGAACCGCGACGGCACCCGGGGAAGCCGCGAAGACATCACCCAATTCAACGCGGGCAATTCATCGCTGCGCGTCACTCTGCGCACTGGCACCACGCATCCGGCGATGCTGTGGGAACTGGTGCGGCCCTGATCCCATCCCCTGCCGGTGCACCCGCCGGCCCAACTCCTGAAAGGAAGCATCCATGACCACCATGCGCGCAAAGCTCCAAGTGGGCTTCGTCCAGATCCACGAACAGCGCGTCAACGCCGAGGGCCGCTGGGACCCCGAGGCCGCGCCGACCAAGACGATGGAGACCCTGCAGATGAATGCCGTCTGCGCCCCCAAGTACGACGCGACCGGCCTGGACGAGGACAACACCTTCGCCAAGTTCAGCCCCGGTGCCCAGCTGAGCATCAACATCGCCAACCCGGCGCTGTGGGGCCAGTTCAAGGTGGGCGACCGCTTCTACGTCGACTTCACGCCGGCGCCCTGAAGATCATGAACACCCTCGCCATCGGCGGCCCCTGCAAGCTCTGCGGGCGCCCGAACATCGAGCACGGGCATGGGCACTGCCCGCCGGCTGTGCCGTGGGTGGCCGATGGCGTGGCGCGGGTGAAGGCACGGCTGGCCATTGACCCCGAGATGGCCAAGGCCCTGCTGCCGAACATGACGCACGCCGAGGTCAAGGCCGCGCTGCAGAAGCGCCCGGGCTGAAGCCCATCCCCAGAGGTGAACTGATGAGCCGCGAAGCATTTGGAGACCCACCCGAGAGCCAAGAGCCGCCGCAGGTTTGCCCGGTGTGCGGCGGCGAGTGGCACGCCGAATACTGCGAGTTTGGCAAGGAGGTCGCGCTCAGGCTCAAGGCTGAGCGCGACGCGCACAAGCTGGCACATGAGAACGAGCAACTGCGGCGCCTGTCCAGCCTGGATGCGATGCGCGCGGGCAAGTTGGCCGAAGACGTGGAGCGCTACTCGGCGCTGCACGCGCGGATGTTCGCCGAGAAGACGGCGGCGCAGATCGACGCCGAGAACATGCGCGAGTTCCTGTACAGCATGCTCGAAGCCCCAACGACACAGATAGGCGTTGGCTGGAAGGATGCAGTGCGCCACGCATTGGCCGCACCCAAGGCAACGGGCTGATCCCAAGCCCCCATAGGTGACCATGCACCTCCTCACCCCGCCCGCCATCGAGCCCGTCACCGTCGACGAAGCGAAAGCCGCCGCCCGCATCGCCGGCGCCGAGTTCGACGCGCAGTTGCCCGGCCTTATCACTGCGGCCCGTCAGTCGGCCGAGCACATCGCCGGCCGGCTGTTCATCGAGCAGACCCACCGCGCCGAGCTGTTCGACTGGCCCGAAGTGGACGACCTCCTGCACGTGGCTGACGCCACCGCCGTGGCCATCAGCTACTGGTCCGGCAGCACCTGGGTTGACCTGTCGGGCGGCGCCTTCGAGTTCGCGCCGCTGCACGGCGGCACCGTGGTGGCGCCCGTCAGCGGCACCAGCTGGCCCACGCTCGGCACCAAGGTGATCGGCGCCCGCGTGCGCATCGACATCACCGCCGGCGCTGAAGATGCGGATGGCGTGCCCGAGTGCGTCAAGCTCTACATCAAGGCCCTGGTGGCCTGGTGGATCGACAACCCCTCGGCCGTGGCCAACGGCAGCCTGAAGGAAGCCCCGTTCCTTTCCAACCTGCTGGACCCGGTGCGGGTGTGGGCCTGACGCCATGACGCTCAACCAGCAGATCACCATCCAGGCGCCCAGCGCCAGCGCCGATGCGCTGGGCCAGCCCGTGGCCGGCTGGACAGACGTCTGCACCGTGTGGGCCGACATCCTGCACCCCGGCGGCCTGCAGCACGTGCGCGCCGATTCCGACATCAGCCGCGTGCGCGCCAGCATCCGCATCCGCCAGCGCAGCGACATCACCCCCGCCATGCGCGTGGTGCACGGCACCACCGTCTACGGCATCAAGGCCGTGCTGCCTGACGCGCGCGGCCGCGTGTTCATGGATCTTGCCTGCGAGAGCGTGCAGTGAGCACCTTCCGCATCACCTTCGACCTGGCCGGCCTGCGCGCCCAGCTGCAGGTGGACGCGCGGGCCATGGGCGAGGCGGCCCGCCCTGCCGCGCAGGCCGGTGCACAGGTTCTGGTGGACGAAGTGCGGCGCAACGTCGGCCGCATCAAGCGCAAGACCGGCAATCTGGCCGCCAGCATCTACCAGGCCTACAGCGCCGACAACAGCACCCCCGGCGGCAAGGCCACGTACCACGTCAGCTGGAACCCGCGCAAGGCGCCCCATGGTCACCTGGTGGAGTGGGGCCACCTGCAGCGCTACGAAGTGAGCCACGACCCCAAGACCGGCCGCTTCATCACCCACCGGGACAAGCCCCTGGCCACGCCCCGCCACGTGCCCGGCCGCCCCTTCATCCGCCCGGCACTGGCTGCCAAGGGCGAAGCCGCCCAGCAGGCCATGCAAGACCGATTCATGGCCGAGTTGCAGCAGCGCGGGGTGATCCGGTGACCATCGAGGCCGACATCGTCACCGTGCTGCGCACCGTGTGCCCGCGCGTCTCGCCCGACGTGGCCGAGTGGGCCACGCCGCGGCCGTACATCACCTGGCAGTTCATCGGCGGCACCACGCTGCGGTCTCTGAACGGCACGCCCTTCGACAAGCGCCACACCCTGCTGCAGGTCAACGTGTGGTCTGACAGCCGGGCCGAGGCGCTGTCGCTGGTGCGCCAGGTCGAAACCGCGCTGTGTGACGGCGCGGCACCCTTCACCGCCAGGCCCGAGGGCGAGCCCGTCAGCGACGTGGCCGACGACGTCGAGCCCAAGCGCTACGCCAGCATCCAGGACTTCAGCATCCACAGCACCCGCTGAGACCAGAACCCGGCCGCAAGGCCACCCCAGCCAGCCGCCACCGGGCAACCGATGGCGGCTTTTCTCTGCCCGATCAGGGCGCCACCACCGGCCCGCACAGCGGGCGTTTTCACTTCTGAAAGGGCCCCACCATGGCTTACGCTTTCCCCGAGGGTGCGAAGTTCTACTTCAGCACCACCTTCGCTGCCGCCAAGACCCTGGCGACCATGAGCAACGCCAGCCCCACCGTGTGCGGCAGCGTCGCGCACGGCTACGTCGACAACGACGAGCTGCTGATCACCAGCGGCTGGGAAGACGCCACCGACACCATCTACCGCGCTGACCAGCTCACCGTCGACACCTTCAGCCTGCTGGGCCTGGACACCAGCAACACCGGCTTCTTCACGGCCGGCGGTGGTGCCAACAGCTCGGCGCAGAAGATCAGCAGCTGGCAGGAGATCCCGCAGGTCCTGACCATCAACACCCAAGGCGGCGGCCCCCGGTTCACCACCATCAACCCGCTGGCCCGGCGCAACGCCATCAACGTGCCCACCGGCTTCGAGGCCACGTCCATCCAGCTCACGCTGGGCCACGACGCCAGCAATGCCACCTACCAGGCCATGCTGGGCATCAGCCGCACGCTCAGCAAGTGCGCGTTCAAGCTGGTGTTGTCGGGTGGTTCCACCATGTACGGCTACGGCTACATGGCCGTCAGCGAAGCGCCGCAGCTACTGACGCCGGCCCGTCACCGGGCGCGCCGTTGTGGCGTGCCCTCACCGTGCACCGGCCCGGCGCGTGTCTCTTCTTCGCGGGAGAGCGCGCGTCGGGCACGGGCACACCACTCCCCGCGAAGGAACACCACATGGCAACCACCAAGGCCCGCGTCGTGCTGGGCAAGCGCCCCGACAAGCTGCGCCGCACCGTCACCGGCCCCATGCCTGACGGCAGCGACGGCCTGATCGAGATCGACTTCAAGTACCGCACCCGCGTCGAGTACGGCGAGCTGCTGGACCGTCGGATGGCCGAAGCCCGCGCATCCGACGAAGCTGCCGCGGCCGCTGAAGCCGCCAAGGGCGCCCAGGCTGCCGACGGCGCACCGCCGGCCGTTCCTGCCAGCTGGGCCACCGATGCCCAGCGCCGCAGCCGCGACGCCACGGCCGCGCACATCCTCGACATCGCCACCGGCTGGGGCCTGCCCGAGCCGTTCGACCTCGAGCACGTCACCCAGCTGTGCGACGAGCTGCCCGGCATGGCTGCGGCCATCGTCGACGACTACCGCGCTGCCGTGCTGGAAGGCCGCCGGGGAAACTGATGCGCGCGGCCCGGGCCTTCTGCATGCCGGAGCCGCGCGCCCAGGGCGGCGGGTTCAGCCTGGCTGCCTTCATCGGGGCCGACCAGGCCGAAGTCTGGCCTGAGAACTGGCCCGTGTTCGATCTGTTCGCGCAGGTCCAGACCCAGTGGCGCACCGGCGCCCGCGGCCCCACGGGGCTGGACTACGCCGCCGTCTACCCGCTGCTCGACCGCTTGCACCCCGCTGACCCTGCCGCGTGGTCTGACGCCTTCGGCGCCATCCGCGACATGGAGATCGAGGCGCTGGACGAAATCCGCACCCAACTGCAGCACCAGGCGCCGCAATGACCGACACCCGCAAAGTCCAGCTCGGCACCGAAGTCGACCCCTCCGGCGCCCAGGCCGGCTTCGACCAGGTGGCTGCTGCCGCCACCGGCATGGCCCAGAAGGTGGGCCAGTCTGCTGGTGCTGCTGGCAAGGCTGTCGACGGCATCGGCGAAGGCGGGCAGGGCGCTGCCGGCAAGGTCGACAAGGCCGCCCGCAGCATCATCGGCAGCATCGAGCGCACCACCGCCGCGCTCAAGGCCGGCGAGCGGGGCAGCGCCTCCTACTTCGAGACGCTGGCCGCCCAGCGCGGCATCAGCGCCGACGTGCTGGCGCCCTACCTGGCCGACCTGCGCAAGGCTGAAGAAGCCCAGCGTGCTGCCCGCGCATCCCTGCAGGGCATGGGCGTCAGTGCCGCGCAGACTGCCGCCGCCCTGCGCGGCGTGCCGGCCCAGTTCACCGACATCGTCACCAGCATCGCCAGCGGCCAGCAGCCCATCACCGTGCTGCTGCAGCAGGGTGGCCAGCTGAAGGACATGTTCGGCGGCGCCGGCGCCGCGGCGCGTGCCCTGGGCGGCTACGTGCTCGGCCTGGTCAACCCCTTCACCGTCGCTGCGGCTGCTGCCGTCGGCATCGGCCTGGCCTACCGCGCCGGCGCGGGCGAGGGGGAAGCGTTCCGCCGCACCACCATCCTCAGCGGCCAGGCCGCCGGCGTCACGGCCGGCCAGCTGTCCGACATGGCCGCCGCCGTGCGCGCCATGGGCGCCGGCACCCAGGGCCGCGCGGCCGAGGTGCTGAACGACATCGCCGGCTCGGCCGACATCGGCGCCGGCAACCTGCAGCGCTTCGTCGCCGCCGCCCTGGCGCTGGAGAAGGCCGGCGGCCCGGCTGCCGACAAGACGGCCGAGGCCTTCCGCAGCCTGGCCAAGGAACCGCTGCAGGCCGCGCTCAAGCTCAACGAGAGCACCAACTTCCTCACCCGCAGCACCTACGAGCAGATCCGCGCGCTCGAGCTGCAGGGCCGCGCCACCGAGGCCGCCAAGGTGGCCCAGGAGGCCTACGCCGCCGCCATCGAGCAGCGCACGCCCCAGCTGGTGGGCACCGTGGGCTACCTCGAGACCGCGTGGAAGGCAGTGGCCAATGCCACCAAGCAAGCCTGGGATGCCGTCATCGGCATCGGCCGGCAAGACACCCTGCAGCAGCAGCTGGACGCAGTCGGCCGCCAGATCGCCGCAGCCCGCCAGCGCATCGAAGACGCGACCAGCGCCGGCCCGGTGGCCGGGCGCATCGCCGGTGCTGCCGCGGCGCGCCAGCTCAAGGCCCTGCAAGACCAGCAAGGCCTGCTGCAGGAGCAGGTGCGCCTGGAACAGCGCGGCGCTGAGGCCGCCGCTGCCCGCCTGGCCACCGTCAAGGCGTCTGCGCAGTGGGACAGCGAGAGCGACAAGTTCCTCAGCAAGCAGGCCCAGCAGGCGCGTGAGATCGCCCGCACCGAGCAGCTCGGCCTGGCTGCCGGCAAGAGCCGCGCCGAGATCGAGGCCCTGATCGCCAAGATCCGCGACAAGTACACCGAGAAGGCCGGCGCGACCGCCAAGCTGCCCACCTTCAAGGCCGAGGAAGAGGCTGCCCGCGCCTACGGCAAGGCGCTGGACAGCCTGCAGGACATCCAGGCCAAGGCCACTGCCGGCAGCGAAGGCCTGTCCAAGACGCAGGCCAAGCTGCGCGACGTGCAGGCCGATCCGGCCTGGGCCACCTACAGCCGCCAGCAGCGTGAGCAGATCATCACCGCTGCGGCCTCGGCCCAGGCCGCTGAAGACCAGGCCGCATCCACCAAGGCCGCCGCCAAGGCCGCCGCCGATGCCGCCAAGGACTACCAGCAGTGGATCGACACCCTGGCCCGCAGCGGTGACGCCGTGGCCCGCCAGGTCCTGGCCCTGCAGGACGAAGAGCAGGCCGCCCGCATTGCCGCCACCGGCCGCCTCAGCCTCAAGGCCGCCATCGAAGAGGTGACCATCGCCCGCCTGCGTGAACAGCAGGTGGCCGCCATGGGCAGCCCCGATGCCGTGCTGGCCCTGCAGCGCGAGATCGACGAACGCACCAAGCTGCGCGACCTCATCACCGGGCAAGACCAGCGCAAGGCCGCCGAAGACACCGCCAAGGAATGGGCCAAGAGCGCCGAGAAGATCAACGACAGCATCACCGACGCGCTGATGCGCGGCTTCGAGAGTGGCAAGGGCTTTGCCCAGAGCCTGCGCGACACCGTGGTCAACATGTTCAAGACCATGGTGCTGCGGCCCATCATCAGCGCCATCGTCAACCCCATCGGCGGTGCCATCAGCGGCGTCGTCAGCGGTGCGCTGGGCAGCGTGCTCGGCATGGGCGCCACCAACGCCGTGGCGCAGGCCGGCCTGTCCGCCGGCACCGGCCTCAGCATCGCCGGTGGCGCCGCGGGCCTGGGCGGCCTGTTGGGCGGTGCCGGCGCCTTCGGCTCCGGCCTGGCGTCGGGCCTCACCGCCTGGGGCGCCGGCGGCAGCGTCACCGGCCTGCTGGGCAGCGGCTCGGCCATCTTCGCCGGTGGTGCAGCCAACGGCCTGGGCGTGCTGGCCGGCGCGCTGGGCCCCATCGCGCTGGGCGTGGGCGCCCTGGCCGCCATCGCCAAGGCGCTGGACAACGGCGGCACCCCACACTACGGCGCCAGCAGCGCCTACAGCGCGGCCGGCGGCCTGCAGCTGGGCGACGGCGTGGCCGGCCTCGGCTCCCGCCGCGGCGCCTACAGCGCCCAGGTCGAGGAGATGACCACCACCCTGGCCCAGACCGTGGTCGGCATCCTCGACACCACCGCCAGCACCTTCGGCAAGCAGGTCGGGTACAGCGCCCGCGCTGCCTTCGCTGACGACAAGAGCAGCGACCCCGCCCAGGGCGCGCTGGCCATCCTGCTGGGTGGCCAGCTGGTGGCCGGCAACAACAGCGCCTTCCAGCGCTACGCCGACGGCACCAAGGGCCGCGAGGAGTACCTGAGCCGCGTGGCGCAAGACGTGCGCACCGCGCTCAACGCCATCGGCCTGCCCACCTGGGCCGCCGCGCTGCTGGACAAGCTGGGCGCATCCCCCAGCATCGAGCAGCTGGGCGCCGTCGTCACCCAGATCAACGCCACCCAGGCCGCCCTGGCCAACCTGGGCGCCACCCTGCCGCAGATCGGCGCGCTGGCCGGTGACAGCGTCAATGCCCTGGTCGACGCCTTCGGCGGCATCGACAACCTGGCCCAGTCGGCCGGCAACTACCTGCAGGCCCTGTACACCGAGGCCGAGCGCAGCGCCATCACCACCCAGCAGCTGCAGGCTGAGCTGGCCAAGCAAGGCGCCAGCCTGCCCGGCAGCCGCGAGGCCTACCGCGCCCTCATCGAGGCGCAAGACCTCAGCACCGACGCCGGCCGCCGCCTGTACGCCACCCTGGTGCAGCTGGCCCCCAGCTTCGCGCAGGTCACCGAGGCCGTCACCCAGGCCAACGCCACCCTGCAGACCGAGATCGACCGCCTGCGCGGCGGCAGCACCCAGGGTGCCAGCCAGGCCCAGCTGGCCAGCCGCTTCAGCATCGCCACCGCCCAGGCCCGCGCCGGTGACCTGGCGGCCCGCCAGGCCCTGCCCGGCCTCAGCCAGGCGCTGGAACAGGCCGCCCAGGCCAGCGCCGGCAGCGCGGCCGATGTGGCCCGCGTGCGCGCCTGGCTGGCCAGCAGCCTGCAGCAGACCATCACCGGCGTGGCCGCCCAGCCGGCCGGCCCCGCCCAGGCCGCGCAGGTGACGCCCGCCTTCAGCGACGCCGTCACCAGCAAGCTCGACGTCCTGCTGGCGCACTTCGTCAAGCTGGCTGACCCGCTGCAGGCGTCTGCACTCAGCAGCGCCCGCACCACCCGCCTGCTCGAGCGCGTGATGCAAGACGGCGACGCCCTCACCGTGCGCGTCGCGCCCTGACCAGCCGAGGCCCCATGCGCTACATCGTCCCCACCACCATCACCGACGCCGCGCTGGTCGCGTCCAGCCTGCCGGAAGACGACCAGCCCGCCTGGGATGCCGGCACCACCTACGCGGTGGGTGCCCGCGTGCTGCGCGCCACCATGCATGCCGTGTATGAGCGGCTGGTGGCCGGCACCAGCGCCACCGCGCCCGAGGGGGACGCCGTCAACTGGGTGCGCGTGGGTCCGTCCAATCGCTGGGCCATGTTCGACGGCGCGGTGGGCACCTACAGCGCCGCGCCCAGCAGCATCAGCTTCACCATCGCCCCGGGCACCGTGCGCGGCCTGGCCCTGCTGGATCTGGACATCGAAGGCGCCACCGTCACCATGGCCGTGGGCGGCCGCACCATCTACACCCGCAGCTTCCAGCCCATCCAGACGCAGGAAGACTGCGACAACTGGTACGACTACTTCTTCGAGGCCGTGCAGCGCCGCAGCGCGCTCATCCTGGACGACCTGCCGCCGTACTCCGACGGGCAGATCACCATCACCCTCACCGGCAGCGCTGCCGGCATCTCCATCGGGTCCTGCGTGGTGGGCCCGGTGTACCGCCTGGGCGACGTGCTGGCCGCGCCGCGCATCGGCATCACCGACTACAGCAAGAAGGACACCGACGAGTTCGGCACCACCTCGGTGGCCCAGCGCGGCTATGCCCGCCGCATGTCGGCCGACGTGGTGCTGCCCAGCAGCAACGTCGACGTGGCCACCGCCCGCCTGGCGCGCGTGCGTGCCAAGCCCGTGGTGTGGGTGGCCAGCAACCTGTTCGACAGCCTCATCGTCTACGGCTGGCTCAAGGACTGGTCGGTCTCCATCCCCGGCCTGGTCAACAGCACCTGTTCGCTCGAGGTGGAAGGCCTCGTCTAGCCGCCCCGCACCCACCAAGGAACCACATGGCACTCACCCCACTGCCCCCGGCGCCCACCCGCGACGACCCCACCAACTTCAGCGCCCGCGCCGACGCCTTCCTGCAGGCGCTGGTGCAGCTGGTCGACGAGTTCAACGCCGGCTCGGCGGGCGATTCCGCCTTCAGCCTGGCGCAGTCGCTGCTGGGCACCGGCGCCGGCCAGGGCTCGGCCATCGTGGGCCACGGCGCCAGCACCGTGAAGGCCGCGCTCGACTACATCACCGGCGAGCTGGCCAACATCGGCGGCAACCTCAACTTCGCCACCCTGCCGGCCGCCACCCTGCCGGTGGATGATGCCAACCTGCTCATCCTGCGGCAGGGCACCACCAACACCAAGCTCAGCGTGGCCACCGTGCGCGCCGAGTTCGCCAGCGACGCCGAGGCCGCCCAGGCGGCGGCCGAAGTCGCCCGGGCAGCAGCTGAAGCCGCGCGGGACGCGGCCCTGGTCAACGCCAACGTGTATGCCACCGAGGCGGCTGGCCGAGCTGCAGTGGCCAACGGCGCCAGCTTCCTGGTGCAGGGCGCGGGCGACGTGGCCGCCTACCTGTACCGGCGCGTGGATTCGTCCACCTCCACCCTGCTGGCTGCCTACCCGGCGGCGTCCGTGGCCAACCGCGTGGCCGCGCTCGAGGCCGTGCAGTTCTCGCTCTCGGGCAACAACACCTACTTTGCCGGGGCCGCGGGCAACGGCAGCGCCAGCGGCCTGCAGAACGCCGGCTTCGGCAAGTCGGCGCTCAATGCACTCACCACCGGCAACTACCTCACGGCCGTCGGCTACCGGGCCCTGTTCTCTGCCGCCACCACCCAGTACAGCAGCGCCTTCGGCCACAACGCGGCCACCTTCGCCACCGGCGACAGCAACACCGCCATGGGCTACTCGGCCCTGGGCAGCACCACCACGGGCGACCAGAACACCGCCGTGGGCATGCAGGCCGCCCAGAGCAACGACACCGGGCGCCTCATCACCGCCATCGGCCGCGGCGCGCTGTACAGCAACCTGGTCGGCTCGTCGCTCACCGCGGTGGGCACCAACGCCCTGTACAGCTGCACCGCCAGCAACAACACCGGCGTGGGCGAGGCGGCCGGCTACTCCGTCACCACCGCCACCAACCTCACCGCCATCGGCCGCCGTGCCGGCTACAGCAAGACCACCGGCGACGACTGCACCCTGGTGGGCAACTTCGCCGGCTTCAGCGGCAACGTCACCGAGGTGAACACGGGGATCGGCGTCACCGCGCTGGGCGCCTACAGCTTCGGCCACAACACCACCGGCAGCTACAACAGCGGCATGGGCCGTGCCAGCGGTTGGTACAACACCACCGGCAGCAACAACACCTTCAGCGGCTACCGGTGCGGCTACGGCAACACCACCGGCACCGACAACGTGGCCAACGGCTTCTACGCCGGCCACAACACCGCCACCGGCAGCAAGAACACCATGCTGGGTGCGCAGGCCGACTACTACGTGCCCGACAGCAGCGGCACCACGGCCACCGCCACCGCCGGCGGCGCCGTCACCCAGGGCGCGCACAGCTACCGCTTCACCTACGTGCTGGACGGCGTGGAGACCGCACTGTCGGAACCGCCCGTGACCGGCACCGCGGCGGCCAGCAACCAGACCATTGCGCTGGCCAACATCCCCACCTACACCGGCCCCAAGACCTGCAGCGCCCGCAAGGTGTACCGCACCGTGGCCGATGGGGAGCACCTGCTGCTGCTGGTCACCACCATCGCCGACAACAGCACCACCACCTACAACGACACCACCGCCGACGGCCTGCTGGGCGCCGCGCCCACCCACGCCAACGGCTCCATCATGCTGGGCTACAAGGCCCGGGCCTACAAGGGCGGCCAGATGGTGGTGGGCAGCACCGACGCGCGCATCACCGAGGTGTACATGGGCGGCGGCGTGGACGACACCAGCCCGCAGGCCGTGACCCACAGCGCCAGCAACGCGGCCGGCACCAACGTGGCCGGCGGCCTGCACCGCATTGCGGGCGGCCGCAGCACCGGCAACGCCAAGGGCGGCAGCGTGGCGCTGGCCACCGCCCAGCCGGGCGCGTCCGGCAGCGCCCCCAATGCCCTGATCGACTGGGTGACGCTGGACGCCAACGGCTACCTGGCCGTGCGCGAGACGGCCGCCGGCCTGGTGCCCACGCCCGCCGCCGGCGTGCTCAACCTGTTCTTCGAAGGCGGCGCCATGAAGTTCCGCAACAGCGCCGGCACGGTCAAGACCGTGACAGCCACCTGATCGAGCGAAGGGAAACACCATGTCCGTCCTGCAGACCCTCATCGCCCGCGGCCTGGTGCGCCTGGCCATCTGGGCCGCACCTACCGGCAAGGCCGACCAGCTGGAAGAGGTCACGCGCCCGATCTGGCGCCCCGGGGAGCAGCGGTGACGCCCGCCGCCCGCGACCGCCTGCAGGCCATCCTGCTGCTGGCTGCCACCGCGGCGGCAGCGGTGGGCTGGGAGTGGGCCGACGACAAGCCCCGCGCGGGGGCCGGGCTGGCCTTCCTGCTGGCGCTGGTGCTCACCGCCGAGCTGAAGGACGCGGCCCATGCGCTGGGCCGCCGCCTGGTGGCCCTGGTGTGCACCTATGGCCTGGGCTACCACGCCAGCGGCCTGGCCTGCGTGGTGTGGTACCCGCGCCTGTCGTCGCCCGACGTGGGCGTGTGCGACGAAGGCACCGGCTTGCCGGTGGGCCTGCTGTACTGCATCGGCGCGCTGCTGGTGGCCGCTGAACTGCTCACCACCAGGGGAAAGACATGACCGACCACGCTGCGATGGTCCAGGGGATGGCGGCCGGCGTCGGCGGGGCCGTGCTGGCGCTGCTGGGGGTGGATGCCCAGCTGCTCACCGCCGCGCTGTGCGCCTGCAGCCTGGGCGCGCTGCTGGCGCCGCCCACCACCAGGCCCAAGGCGGTGCTGCTGTTCTTTGCCGCAGTCAGCGCCACGGCCATCAGCGCCAGCGTGCTGGGGCCCATGCTGGCCGGCTGGTGGCCGGGTGTCAGCGTGGCGGCGTGGAGCAAGGGCAGCGCGCTGGCCGTCGGCATCTGGCTGCACCCGCTCATCCAGGCTGTGGCCGTGGCCGTGCCCCGGATGGTGAGTGCCGGGGTGGACAAGCTGCCGGGCGTCAAGCCCGACGGGGGATCGCAATGACGTCGCTTGCGTGGTTCGACATGCTCACGCTCACCGTGGCCGCCGCCGCCGCGCTGGAGTGCGTGGCGGGGCGCCTGGGCGCCATGCACTGGGCCGAGCACCG